ACCATATTCTTTTTTAATAAATCTCTATATTTTTGTTTACCACTTTCTGTTTTTCTAGCATCTATTTCTGTTTGTAAAAAGTTTTCATAATAATCAAAAAACATATCTACTAAATTTTTTACTTTTGCCATACCACTATTTGTATTTCTAATATAAGAATTAAAAAATGTTTTTAATCTGTAACCAATAGATAAACTATCATTTTCTTTTGACATTAAATCTAATAAAGTTTTTGCTTTATATAAAGAACCTTTTGCCATATTAATTCTATTATCAAACATACTTAATTCTGATTTTGTTAATTTAGCAGAACCAGATAAATCTTTATAAGAAGCAGAAGCGAGAAATACGTTTCTAGCATTACCTTTTACAGTTCCAAAACTAGCAGTCATTGATGATAAAGTTTTACCAGAATACTTTGTATGAAACACAATACCCATTTTTGCGTTAGCTATTCTTTTACCTATATCTGAATTGACTGGTACAGCATATGTAATAGTGTTAGGTGTAAATGTAATCATATCTTCACCTTCAATATTTGCTGTTTTTAAATCTGATTGTGAAAATAAAAAATCGCCTTGTAGTACATCTTTAATACCAAGACGTGATAATTGAGTTAGAGCAATAGCAAGTTTGTTTGCTAATTCGCCACTATGATTTCTTCGTATATCTGATAATGTGTAATTGACTTTAGGTGAAACGTTAAAAACTGATTTAGTGCCGACAAAGAATTTGCCGTTTTCTGGATTAACACCACAAATAATAGCAGGTGCGCCGTCCCATTTGACGGTCATATTGACTTTCTTGCCAGATGAACCAGCAAGCATATTTCTTACAGATACAAGAAAGTTGATGGCATTATCACCACCGCTTGAACCACGATTGATTATATCGTCTTCTAAGTGTTCAAGGTGAGTATTCTTCTCCCTTGTAAAAAATCCTTTAAAACTAAACATTTCTCCCTCATTTTATCCATTAATATAATCACATTTTCCATATATTTTCAACACTAATATTTATACTACTTACATCTTAAAAAACTAGGAATACCACCATTAAAACGCCATACTTGATGTTTATTTTGAAAATTACACAGATTCTTAGCATCATCTTCAAAAAAGTATTCCATAATAACTTTCTTAGTAGGATATTCTGTCACTCTCCATAGAATATCCTTTCCTCTTTTTATCATACGTTTTTTGTAAAAAAGAGTAGAATAATCATTATCAGATTTAGGTCTTCTATCTCCTTTATGAAATCTTACTTTTTGTTTTTTAGGCATTAAATTATTTTCATATCCCAACTGATTATTCTTTTTACTTTAGCAGACTTACTTGGTTCTGTAAAGTGTCTTACAAATTTTGGAACTACAACTATTGTTCCTTCTTGTACTGGTAATGGATAGTAAATGGTTCTATCTGAATACCAATCATTCCAAGGTTGTACATATTGTGTTGGAGCAGATTTATTATCATAGTTTAAATACAATATACCTGTTAGACCGATTGATCCGTGATTGTGTGGCGTGTGATACTCACCTTTTTTATATGATACAGACCATATGTCTTCTATCTGAATATCTTTTTGTATTTTTTGTGATAACATATTTAATTCTTCACCGCAAATATTAGCAAATGCTTCAGCAAATCCTGTTCTATCACTTTGCCTATTAGTAGCAAATGTTTGTAGTCCGTGTCTTTTCTCTGGAAAAGATTTACATAGTTTTTCCAACTGACTTTTCTTTTGTGAAAAGTTAAGTGTTGGAATAGACCACATTGGAACTGTAAACAAATTATTTTCAATCATTAATTTATCTCCTTTTCATCTATTTCTTCTGGTTCTTTTGGTTGTTCTTTTTCTTCATAGTCTAGTCCTATTTTATTCATTACAGTATTAAAGTCTTCTTCTACGTGCCAAAAGTTTTCTTTGGACCATAAAGCAACTTTGTTACCTGATAATAAATCTCTATACACACTTACTATGTTATCTGTATTGATAACTATTTCTCTACCTTCAAAAGGTGCGTTTGCGTTTGTAAACACTACAAATTTAGCCATTATTTACTCCTATAATTTAAAGTCTGAAAACTTATCATAAGGATCAGTTTTCTCCTCTACTGTTTGGTTACTATCTACTATATTCTGTGCTGAATTTTCCACATCATATAATCTCATTTTTGATCTATCAACACCAACAATAAAAGATTTGTTCATTGTAGGATCGTTATATCTATTCTTTAGTTGTTTAACTTTCATTTGCCCTAGTGCTTCTAATTCTTCATTAGACATTAAGGCAAACATAAAGTCGGCAGTCGCTGGTAAACCAAAACTTTCAGATGTATCTTCTAATCCAATATCAGTTGATACAAATCCTGTTCTGGTTGTTTGTGTAGCAGAAAAGATAGGTACGTTGTGTTCAACAGCAAGACCTCTAAGTTCTTCAGCAATTGCTTTGATATAGAAGTATGATGATATATTACCACCTTTAAATCTACTACTAGCACAAATATTTAAATAATCTATAAACAATACATCTGGTTTAAAACTTTTCTTTAAAGCCAATTCATTAATCAATGATTTGAAATGACCACTATGAGCAGATGCTGTTGGATATTCTTTGATGATTAACTTACCACCTGTCTTCTTTTGAAGTTTAGATACTTTGTTATCATATAATTCTTTTGGCATTGTGTGTAAATCATCTATAGTTACATCAAATAAATTAGCATCAATTCTTTCAGCAATTCTTTCCTCTGCCATTTCTAAAGTAATGTACAATACATTTAATCCTTGAAGTAAAAAAGAAGAAGCAACGTGACACATAAACAAAGACTTACCGACACCTGTACCTGCTAAAGCAATATTTAAAGTCTTACTCGGCACACCGCCTTTAGTAATCTTATTAAAATAATTTAAATCAAACTTATAACGTTTCTCTTTTGTATGGTACCAATCAAATCTACTTTCAGCGTCAACAATATAATCGTGCCCAATATGTTTATCAAACGATACAGCAAGTGCCTCCGATAAGATATGTGGAATTGCCTCTGGTGTTCTAGTATTATCTTTATTGTCTAATATCTTAATACCATCAAGTACGGCATTATGTACGGCTCTATCTTTACAAAATTTTTCTGTTGTATCTAATAGCCACTGTCTATCAACTTCTTCTAAGGTTAATGAAGCTAATAAATCTTTTACTTTAGTTAATTCTTCATCATTAATATCTTGTCTTTGACCAAGTTCAATTAACAAAGTTTCTTTTGTAGGTAAGTTATGATATTTACTAACAAAGGTTTCAATTTGTTGAAAGAGTATTCGTTCATCTCTTTTAGCAAAATAAAAAGCTTTTAAGAAAGGCATAACCTTTCTGGTATAATCTTCATTAAAAATAAGATTAGTAAGTATCGTTAGTTCTATTCTATCACTTGTTGTCAAAGAGCGTTCCATCCTTTAGTTGTTGGTCTACCAGTTCTACTAATATATCACCTATGTAATTTTTAAAATCCTGATTATCCACATCTTTGGATTTAGGATTTAGAAAAACATCATAAGTAAATTGTAATGGTATTTGACCGTTATTATTTACTTCTTCAAACTTCACATTATTATACTTGTATATAATACCCTCGTATTCATCTTTGAGGAGTTTTATACAAGTAAAGTCATCACCTTGTTTTTGTACAAAAGTATATTTGTTATTCTGCTTGTTCGTCTGATCCGTAGCTGAATTTTCTTTTTGCGACTTCATCTATCTTATCTAACACTTCCTTTGTAAAATATTTTTCTGGTTCGTCATTAATGTTTTTACCGAATACTTTAGAACCATCAGGCATTTCATATCTTGTAGATACTTTCTTAAAGATACCTGCCTCTTCAGCAAGATCAATAAGACCATAATACTTGTCAAGTCCTTGTTTGTATGTTAGTTTGACATCAATTTGAGCATTTTCTTTTGTTAAACGTGATTTATAATTTTTACAATGGATAATATTACCAACGACTTCGGTGCCGTCTTTTTCTTTTCTTTTGCCAAGATAGACAATTGATGAGGCAGCATATTTCAAACCTGAACCGCCACCCATTTCTTTTTGAGGGAACATTGAACCAATGACATCATACGTGTGATTAGTCATAATCATAGGAATGTTTGCCTTACCTAGTTTCAATGTTAATACTCTAAATGTTGATTTGACTATTTGTGATCTAGTCATATCTCTTGTTTCTTTACCAGCAGCCGTATCTTCCATTTCTTTTGTAGTTGATAACATACCTAAACTGTCTAATACAAACATTATAGGTTTTCTTTTATCTACTGGTTGTTCTAAATACTTGTCAATAATTTTAATTGATTGACTTCTAAATTCTTGTACTGTCGCAACTGGTACAATTACCATTCTTGTACTATCTACACCACGACTTTCAATCATCTCTTTTGAGATGGCTGATTCTGACTCGAAGTAAATTACTCCTGCCTCTTTATTCATATCTAAAAAGTTTTTACAAATACCTAATGCGAAAAATGTTTTACCTGTAGCGGCTTCACCAGCGATTGCTGTAATTTTATTACCTGGCATACCACCATAGATACTACCTGATAGTAATGCGTTAAATGAATATGAACCTGTATCAATAAAATTCGTTATGTCAGCGCTATCAACACCGTCTGCTACGATTGTAGCGTATTCATTACCTGTTTCTTTAATTATGTCTTTTAGAAAGTTGCTCATATTCTAGTTTCTCCTGTTCACTATAACTTATTGTATACCATTTAATTCTTTCATTATATAGGAATTCTTTGATTTTGTCAAGTTCCTTTGCTGAAAAATGATGTGAAATATACTTATCTTTATTGTTATTATTATATATAGTAATCATCATTTTACGTTAAAATTAACGATACATCTTATATTATTTTTAGGTTGTTCAGCAGTGTGCCAATACATACCATCAAAAACAACAACACGACCTTGTTTAGGTGTTATTCTTTTTAATTCTTTTACGTCTTCAAAAAAAGGTATATCTCCTTCTTTTTTTGTTTTATAATTATAAATCACTGTGTCTCCGTCACTGTCACACACGTAATATAAAAATACTAAGTGTGGTTCAAATCTATCTAAGTGTGGTGTATCTATTGAAGTGCCAGCAAAATCTGTATTTAAAGGCAATTGTAGAAATGATCTAGCTTCTAATATTTGATTATTTTCTTTGATGTGTTTTATCTTTTCTTGTGTGTTATTTACAAGATGTAATAAACTATTATCTAAATTATCTCTATCAAATATATGTTTAAAACCTGGTCGTCTTTGATGAATATTACCTTTGATAGAAACATCATCAACATAATTCCAACTTGTTAAATTTAACAGTTTATGTTTAATTGTTTCTTGTTGTATTATATCTATAATATTATCAAATACTTCAATTTGATTCATTTAATTCATCCATAAAATCGTCCCATTTATCTTTTGCTTTTACAACTACTTTTTTACCACCACTTGGTAATTGTTTTGGTAGTTTAGGGTCGGGTTCCCATTCAAAACGTAAACTATCATCATTGGGTATCCAATCTTTTGGTGGGTCATCATAATCAGATGACTTTACTTTGTTCCACATTATATCAAAAATTTCTTTTTCACCTAACATACCAAATTCAGGCATAGCAATACGACCATCATATTGTTCAGCAATCTGCTGTACACGTTCTCTATTGTACTGTATCTTTCGTTGATAATCCCAATACTCTTTTAAATTATCGTATTCTAATTTTGATATTAAAGGCATATTCATAATATTTA